TTATGACAAAAGTATTTGACGCAACAAAGTTTAGAAAAAGTATTACCAAATCAATACAAGGATTAGGGATAGGATTCAGTGATCCAACAGACTGGATATCAACAGGAAATTATGCACTTAACTATTTGATGACAAGTGACTTCAACAAAGGAATTCCATTAGGTAAAGTAACTGTACTTGCAGGTGAATCAGGAGCAGGTAAGTCTTACATAGCATCAGGAAACATTATTAAAAATGCACAGGATCAAGGTATATTTGTTATACTAATTGATACAGAAAACGCATTAGATGAACAATGGCTACAAGCATTAAAAGTAGACACATCAGAAGACAAACTTATGAAGTTAAGCATGTCAATGGTCGATGATGTAGCAAAGACTGTTTCAGAATTTATGAAAGGTTACAAAGACCAACATGCAGAAAACAAAGAAGGTGCACCTAAAGTATTATTTGTTATAGACAGTTTAGGTATGTTACTAACACCAACAGATGTTAATCAGTTCGAAGCAGGTGAGATGAAAGGCGACTTGGGTAGAAAACCAAAGGCACTAACGGCACTTGTAAGAAACTGTGTGAATATGTTTGGAAGCTGGAACGTAGGACTTATAGCAACCAATCACACATACGCATCACAAGATATGTTTGATCCAGATGACAAGATATCGGGTGGACAAGGTTTCATCTACGCATCAAGTATTGTTGTTGCAATGAAAAAATTAAAATTAAAAGAAGACGAAAAAGGCAACAAAGTCACTGACGTAAGGGGTATTAGAGCCGCTTGTAAAGTTATGAAAACAAGATATGCGAAACCATTTGAAGGCGTACAAGTAAAAATTCCTTACGACACAGGCATGGATCCTTACAGTGGATTAGTTGACCTTTTTGAGAAAAAAGGTCTGTTAGTACAGACAGGAAACAGATTGAAATACGTTGATTCTAAAGGAAAAGAACATATCGAATTTAGAAAAGCATGGGTAGGTGATAAATTAGATATGATAATGGCTGAGTTCAAAGAGATCGCAACAGCTGATCAAACTGAGGAATCTGAAGAATAATGATTGATTTTACACATGAAGATATAGAACGCCTGTGGAATTCAATAGTACACTATGTACCAGAAAGACAGAAACTAGACATGGCAATTGATCTAATTAAAAGTTTAGAAGATATAGGTGTAGAGCATGATGAAATAAAAGCGTGTGCAGAATACGATCCAAAACTAGAGGAAGCCATCAATACCGTGTTTGATGAAGAAGAATCTGAAGACATGGGCTATGGCGATGATGATGAATGATAAACTGGTACAACGAAGTTAGCAGGAACCTAGACAAGATACCAGATTGCATAGCATACTTTGATAAAGAATTACTAGAAGCAAAGAAGCAGTGCAAAATATACGGTAACCTAGAAAGAGCCAGTGCCGCACTACCGGGCATAGTTGAAGAAAGATTTAGCCAACTACAACAACTAGAGGCAATACTAGAGTATTTGAATATCGAATTAAGAAGGCTAAGATCCAAAACTTTTAGAAAATATCTTGAAAATTACAATAGAGCATTGTCAAGCAGAGATGCAGAAAAATACGTAGACGGTGAAGATGATGTTGTAGACATGGATAAGATCATAAACGACTTTGCACTAATACGAAATCAATGGTTGGGCATTACCAAAGGACTTGATCAAAAACAATGGCAAATTACAAACATTGTTAAGTTGAGAGTGGCGGGTATGGAAGATGCCGACATCAAATAGAATAATCTTAACAGACGTAGATGGCGTACTGTTGGAATGGGAAAAACATTTCACAGATTGGATGCTACAACGTTCGTACTTCAACGACAAAGAAGAAAGAATATATCCATATAAACTATTACCTGGTAAACAAAATACCTATGAGATGGCAGAAAGGTTTGGACTCTCGATACCTGAAATAAGAAAAGAAATAAGAGAGTTCAACAAAAGTGCCTGGATGGCCACACAGTGTCCAATGGAAGACTCACAAACATGGGTAAAACTATTGGCCGCGGAAGGTTGGACATTTATTCCAATCACATCACAAACATCAGACATACCAGCACAGTTGGTTAGAAAGAAACGATTGGGAGAACTGTTTGGTGAACATATTTTTAAGAATTACCATATACTAGACACCGGAGCAGACAAAGATTCGGCATTAGCGGAGTTTCATAACACCGGGCTGTATTGGGTCGAGGACAAGCCAAAGAACGCTGTAGCCGGGCTCAAATACGGTTTAAAGCCTATATTAATAGACCATCCATACAACCGAGACTTTGACAACCCTGCAATTACCAGAGTAAATAATTGGCAAGAAATACACAAATTGTTATCAGGAAGAAAATGAAAATTTACGTAGGCCACGACAGCAGAGAAGACATAGCATATCAAGTTTGCGAACACAGTATAAAAAGAAGAGACCCTTCGGCAGAAGTTATTCCATTGAAACAGAAACAGATGCGAGACCAAGGACTTTACACAAGACCGGTAGACAAGTTAGCATCGACTGAGTTCACTTTCACTAGATTTTTTGTGCCTTACATTAACGATTTTAAAGGATGGGCAGTCTTTTGTGATTGTGATTTCTTATGGAAAATACCAAGCCATGAACTTATCAAGCATTGTGACCCTAGCAAAGCTGTTGTCTGTGTGCAACATGACTACACACCTAAGGAAACTACAAAGATGGATGGACAAGTGCAAACAGTTTATCCGAGAAAAAATTGGTCCAGTATGGTGCTATGGAATTGCGAACATCCAAAGAACAAAATACTAACACCTGAACGACTAAATGATGAGTCTGCTAAATTCCTACATAGGTTCAGCTGGTTAGAAGACCATGAAATTGGATCTTTACCGCCAGAATACAATTGGCTTGTTGGATGGTACAAAGAACCAAACGACGGGCATCCAAAGATACTGCACTACACAGAAGGTGGACCATGGTTCGACGGATACAGAGATTGTGAGTATGCAGACGACTGGAAGAAAGAACTTATTAATTTGTTCAGTGCATAATGAACTGGGAAAAATTAAAGCATCAACAATATTACGATCAACCCATACAACACATCTGTGCCCACGGAATATTTGATACTAACGAGTATGATAGACTTTATGAAAATCAAAACAATTTAGATCATCAGGTCTGGAAACAGTTTGGCGAAAAATACAAAATAAATTTTGCATTTAGAGAAAGTTTTTCTGATATAGATTTTAGCAAAGATATCATGTGCTTATGGTTTTTTAAGGAAAGAAGTGATGGCACAGCCGCTCATGTCCAATTAAATGGCAAACAAATAACATACTCAGCCAATACGTTCTTGATAACAAAATCAAAAGATATTTTGTTTGTGCATACAAAAAGAAAATATATTAGAAGTCCGTTATTGCAATTAGATATGAGCGAAGAAACCTATAACGATATACTAAAAAGAGTCAATAAAATTACGTAAAGCACTAACATCAGATTGCAAGTGTCTGTCTCTTACTTTTGACCAAACAAAGTTATCTCTCGCTCCAATGTTGAAATGTCCTCTTATTTGCTTTCCTGCATCGTCGTTCATAATTTTTTTAGCTTTGAATACTACACTAGGAAGATAAAGACATCTGTTAAGTTTACGTGCAACTTTTTGTGTATATGTGTCAACATGCCAATGCCAAAAAGATACAGGAGCAAGATAACCTAAAGTCTTGGTCCAATTCTTGTGTACAGCAAAATGGGCCGCTGGTAAAGGATCGTCTGACCATAATTTTGTGTCCTTGCCAAGATGCCTATTTTTAAGTCGTCCATCGCTAGGCACTACCATCAGTATCTTATCTTTGTATTTGTTAATCTCGTCTATTATTAATTGATCCCAATTTTCAGTTTGAACTTTAACATCGTCTCCCATAAGCATAACAACATCATTAGTTGCTTTCTCAGACATCAAATTCCAACTGTAACAAGTTGACTGGTTTGGTCCTATTACATAATGTTTTTCGTCTAATAAATCTCTATAT